GGTTTTTTCTTGCGGATGTTGCAGCAATATATTCTGGTTTTACATTTAAGTGCTTGTAACACAACCAGGAAACTAAACCATTAAATCTTGCCAAAGTAGATAAAGTTTTTGCAGATGAGAACCCTGAGCGGAAAGACTGTAACGACTGCTCAATATAAATTGCATCAAGCCAATCCCACGTATCTATTGAGCTTGACACATCGCGAAAAAACCATTTTAATTTATCTTCTACAAAACGTGCTTTCTCAAAAAAATCTTTATATTTTCTGAGATCCCAGGCTTCGTTTAAAATAATATCGCCTTTTCTATTAATAGCTGTAACACCTGTAATGCTGGTGCTGATATCAAGTCCAATAATCATACGCACACAATATCATATATCTAATTTTAATTTAAATATATATTCATCAACTTCGCGCTTTTTCAGCGGTGTAGCCAATTTAGCGACTGCAATAAGATTTTTGTCTTTATCGTAAATGCCGATACTAGAAATAAAAGTTTGCTTAGAAAAGGGCTCATCATATCCTTTGTATGAGCCGCTAACTATATTTTTATATTTAACATTTGGATCTTCAACATAAGATACAGATGATGATATCTGATTAGAGCCGCTAATCAGCCCAGGCCAAGCGTAAGAAGTCATGTTGTTCGAATGATTGAGATCTGCCTTTCCAGCGTAGGCAAACATAGTCACAACTGACGTATGCTGCACACCTTCAAACTCTAACGAATAAGCAGAATTAATCAACCTATCCGATGGTACCCCTGTGTCTCCCCAATGTGCCCAAGAGGCTGTTGTAGCCACACCAAGCTGGTCGTAGTTTTCTGTATGGCCCTCGCCAAACCCCTTGTAACCATCTGCCAAGCAACTTATAGTCGTAGAAACCCGACTAGGCGTTGTATCAGACATAGGGCTCCAAGCTGGAATGCCGTTGTTAGAATTATAGTAAACTTGCTTGTCTGCTGAAAATTGGTTTTCAAAATTCCAGTAAGCAACTATAGGCGCGGTGAGATGCCCCGCTCGCAGCTGTTTATCTAGGGCAATATACAACGAATGTTTTGTTATATCCATAGGACAGCCTTTATTGTAAAGCTCTAAAACGCCTTTAGGAGGCAGCGGTGTATTCCATATGGCTACTTCATTTATTCTGCCATCATAATAAATAAATGCATTCTCGCTGTCTCGACGCGCTCCTATTAACAAATGCTTGTTGCCTCCAAGAGAGGCATCGCCATCTGCGCCGCCTGCTAGTTTTGAGCCAGGTTGAACGCTGCCGGCTTCAACACCATTAATATAAATTTTCATCAAGTCAAGCATATGATTGTTTACAAGTGTAACCAACTTCCAAGTACCATCAGCTACATTTGCTGAAGATGTAACACTAGCATCTCCAGAGTGCCCAACTAGTTTATTAGACTCAACCGATAATGCATACTGTCTTACATAGCTACCATCATCGCTTGGCCCAGAAAGGCACACAATTGGACCTGACTGAGAAGCAGTTAAGTTGATCCAAGCAGACAAAGCAAAACCATCTTTTGTGGGATCTAAATTTAAGAATTCTGGTATGCCTTCAGATGTTATCATTTCTGTTTTAGAATCTTGCCCCAAGTAGTCGATAAAGTTATTACCTTGATAGGCGACTTGATTTTTTACTATAGCCTCTTTTTGTTCAGGCCCAAAAGAGGGCTTAGTCATAATAACAGCCTCTCCAGATGGCGATCCCATATTTATAAAATGTTTAACTGCAACGGTTGCATTCTTCAGGGGAGGCTTTTTATATACTTCATTAGTAATTGCTAGATAATCATTTCCATCAAATTCTAAATCAAAAGTAGTTTTATACACTGGCGGACTGTACAGAAAAGCAAAACCCTCGTTATACAAAACAACACCAACATTTGAACCAGAATAATAAGAGCTAGAGGGGAAAGTTTGAATCAAGCTGCCATTTTTATAAATGTCTTGCGCACGCGCAGCTAAAGAGCCCGAAATAAAAAATTTAAAATCAACACTTCCTTTTTTTATTGAAGATCCATAAAAAATAGATGGTATGAAAATAATATTTAATTCATCTTTTGTATAATCTCTGTATGAAGATGAAATTTGATAGTGCCTATTAAGTGGAGTATATCTTTTGAGCGTATTGCGAAGTGCTTCAACTTCGGTCCTGTATTGTTTTGAGTTTTCTAGAATAAAATCATATCCATTTTCAGCGTAATATTTTCTAGAAATACTCGCAGATAAAGGGTATGACCCTGTTATAGTATCGCCATACGAAAAATCAAAATTAAATTGATCTGTTGTGATTGTCTTGAAGCTTGTTAGGCTAGTAGACTTTTTGATAAATGGATGTATTAGTTGATCTTGCTGTCTATCAACATTGTACTCATACAACGTAGTATGCCCCACTGGGACATGCGTTATGTTAGCTGTCTGTGCGCCACTAATCTCTGGAGTTTGATTATAATAAACATTGCCACTATAAATTAAAAATTCAGACTTAGGGTTTAGCTTTAATTCATTATGAAGAATATCATTTTCTGAGAATCTGTAGTATGGCATTGTTTTTTCATTTTAGTAATCTAATCTAACTCTGAATGTTAATTCGGTTGTTGGATCTTTTCTGATAGGCTCTGATAATTTAGCTACAGCTAAAAGCTCGTTATCTGCACTGTAAAGGCCAATGCTTGTAATGTAAGAGACAGGAGTGTCCTCTCCCTTGCTCTTCACAACTATTTGGCTAGAAGATAAGTAAGTGGGATTGCTACTGTAATTAAATTCGTTATGATTTGCCCTACAGAAATAGATTGTTGAATTAAGCTCTGTCGTATTGTTGAAAGAAATGTTCTTAACACGAGACCTAAATGAGTCAACGGCGCCTGTAATTGAAGAAGCTGTTAAAACATTTGTTACTGTCTCGTTGGCGGCGCTATGGCCAAAAGCACTAGCTGCAAAATTGCTAAATACAGAAGCTGTAATAACGGCTATTCCAGCTTGATAAAAAATCAAACCTGCGGAAACTGCGCCCTGATGGACTCCAGCGTTCATTGTAAAGTGGCCATCCGAACTTGAGTTGAAGGTCTTAAGTATACCATATTCACCAGCTGGCGAATTAATTCTGAAATCATTTTGAGCGTTTGTGTCTCTAAGCTCTAAGAAGTGCGCGTTGGTGGTGCCGACATCATGCATACCTCCGGTTAAAAGTGTAAGAGAAAATGTACCTTTTTGAATTTCGTCTTTTGACAACATCCTAGAAAAGTTCAAGAAGAAAACTTCGTTAAGCTGATCATCAGCTGCGGTTGCAAAATTACCATCCTTATCAAATAGACGAATTGTTGATTTGCCTGTAGAGTCAAAAGAATAGCCCATTAAAGTCTGTGCCATTTGATAATAGAGATTGACTTTTTTATCATTCTGGACACTGGTAGAAGAAGATAAGGAAGCCGTACTATATCCAAGTGTAATATCATATAGATGATTAGCAGAGGAACTTAAGAACGGATAATCAAAAACACTCTGGAACATACCATGAGAATAGTTTTTGATATTTGAATCAGCATAAGTGCCAGATGTCAGACCACCAGTCAGCGGTATAGCTTCGTGCAACAAGGTCTTTGAAGTGACCATATCATTGTTTAGAAAAGTTTTAAAAGTTGTAGCCATTTTTATCTTCCTTAATTATTATACGCTTTTGATGAATCTAACCGGGATATCTACTGAATATCCTGTTGTCGCACCAGTAACTTTAACAGTGCTATCGATAAACTTTACATTAGCAGTCTGTGTGCCGCCAAGATTTAGTGTTGAAGTTGTGCCACCACCTAGAGTATTGAATAGGAAATCGCTGGTGTTTAATGAAACTGATGCAGCGATTTTAAAAGTTACATATGTTCCCAATGGTCCTTCCATATTGGTGTTGGTGTAGCTATTGTTGTTAAAAACAACTGAGTTGCCAGAACTACGATTTAATCCAGCTAAATCACCAACATAGTAGACGCCTGTCGCGCCAGAATATCCCCCTTTCGATAAATAGTAAGTGGCTATGTTGTCATCATCAACATAACTAACGGGGGTTGGGCTACCGTCGCCTGTGACTAGTCGACCTAAGCGATTATCAATTTGCACTATATATTGGTTTTCTTTTAGATCAGGATCTAGTGCAAATGCTTGAGATATTTTATTTGTGTCTAATCCTTGATCTAGTTGAATAAATTTGCCTATGTCATCAGTTATGCCTGGCCTTACACCGCGAAGTACGCCTTTGCTAGTCGCGTTATCGCCATCTAACGGAGTAAGTGCATCTTCTGTTGCAACAGTTGTGCAAACAACATACATATTCGTAAAATTAGTTGCTGTGCAAAATGGTGCCATTGGAGATTGTTTAATAATAGGCATAAAGAGCAAATCAGTTCTAGGAATAGTTACAAGTTTAGAATGCATTGAAGACGCATTATTAGAAAACGCCTCCAAAACGGGTGTTTGTAAAATTTTAAGATCGTAATAGGCAGATCCGCTGGTGTGGTTTTTTTCATACAATTCATAGTTAATTTCATCATCACCGAAAGCAAATTTGGTGATTTTAAAACTACCGTTTCCTTTTGCTAAACGAAAACGACCAGTGTCTGTAAGAACTGCATCTAGAATAATATCTCCTGAATTATCTAAGAATGACATAATTTTGCTCCTTTGAAATACATTGTAATTAGAATATCAAAATAATTTTAAACATTTAATCTTGATTATGTTTGCGCAAAAAGGCCACATTGAAATCTATCTTACGCCCAGTGCTTTTAGATGTTAATCTAATTTTGAATCTTTTTGCATTATCTCGTATAGCACTAAATAGTTCATAATTATCGTTATTTATACCTAATTTAGGTATGTCTGGTAAATTCGTTTGATTTGCAGTTGTTTTATTTTTAAATTTACTTACCGACTCATAATTGAGATAATCATTATAAACAGTGTGTTCATAGTTCGGCTTGATATGCATATATCTTGTCATTTCTTTCGATGGCATTTTATATGTTTTTTGGTTCATATCATAAATTTCTACGATCGGGTATACTATATCTTTACCTGGCTCTTTAACCATTTGAACTTTGTAAACAGCTGTTGGATTAGAGAAAAAATATCCTGCGGCACCATCTCTAGCTCTAAAGGTATAGTAATAAGCAACATTTTCTTGAATTTCATCTATTGTGGTCATGGATGATCCATCAACTTCAATGGTGCTGTGAAGCTTATCAAAAAAACTGGCATAACTAACTGGAGGCTTTGTTTCCGTTTCGCCTGGTTCTGGACCTATTCTAAATATTTCATAAAAAGCTGGTAGAGTGTCTGATTTAAATTTTAGAGATGGAGGAACAAGGCCAGCACCAGTAGTATCAATTTTATTTTGTGCTTGAAGCATTAAAGCTTTAACGTCACTGTCTGATGCAAAAAGATAATTAACAATCTCGCCTGATGAATCTTTTGCTTCTGGTCGTTCGGACATAAGTTCATTAATTTTATTTGTTTCAATTTCACCAGAATTATTTTTTAGCGTTATAGAAATAATGTCTGCAGTGTTTTTAAAAGTTACTATCTCGACATCTGGTGGCACAGGTGGAAAATCACTTGAAGTCACAGTTTTTTGTGTCTCTTCATTAAAACCGAAATATGGTGTTTCAATTATCTTTAGAGTAACTTGATTTCTAACACCGATTTCATATACTATTTTGTCGGTGCTATTATTGTTGCCAAAATTCTCCACGCCGGGTGCCTGGGCGCCGCCTGGCATAGTCTGACCCTCAGTAAATGACAGACCTAAGATTCCGGTTGCCGAATCAGGGCGCTCATAAATATATCTATTGCCTATAACAAGATGATATGCATAGACTCTATATTCATATGAATGGCCATAGCTAATTTGAGTATCATAATACACATATCTGTCAACATCACCAGTGTTCCACATCCATATATCTTGCTCGGTTTCGCCATTAACATCTTGTGTGTTTTTTTTATGAATTCTATACATTATTATTTCAGAATAATTCTTTGATCCGCATTGCAAATCAGCATATGGGACAAATTTTTGCGCAGCTATCGCTTGTAATTGTTTTTCTAAAATATGAGCATAAAGACTCTTTGTAAACTTTTGATTAGACGAGCCCTTAGAAAGATCATCTGGCAACCCGGCTTGGAGGCCTGGGGTGGTTTGGCCCACATAAAGAGCCTTTTTATCAAAGTCATCAAAAGTTCCCTCTAACCAACCATCAGAGCCTACTTTAAAGCCATTTAGCAACATTGGCAACTCCCAGGACACTAAATTTTCGTTAGGAGGGCCACTTAAGCCTGTGGCCATCACAGGACCTTGAATGGTTACGTCGTCTAGCATACCTTGCGCATACCAAGGGGTGTAATCATCGTATCCTACTCCTGCAAGTTGCTCAGCTATAGGAACCTCAGTGTCTTTGTTAATAAAATAATCTGCTGACTCTCCAGGTGGGTTATACTTGGCTACATCATACTCTGCTTGGGTATTATTTTGTCCATAAAAACCTTCCATCAATTCAAAATCTTCATCAGTACCGTTTCTTATAGACTGAACACTAGCCGCTAGGCATCTCATAATATATCTGTCCGCCTTGGCGCTTCTTAAAAGCTGCGGCAAAAATGGCGTCTCCTTGGGTGAATCAAACTCTATTTGATTGTACATTGGAAAATATGATATATTATCATTATAATCTGTTAAAAAGTTTGTATTCTCAAAAGGCACCAATATTATTTTTTTTACATCGAGCGCGGGAAAGGATATTATAGCTTTTTCATTGTTATAATCAGGCCAGTTTGCAGCCCAAGCTTGCCAATAATCTATTCCTTGCACATTAAAATCTGTGTCGAGAAGAGATTTATTATTATCGTAATCCCAATGCGCGTGCCCTGGGGGCAATTGTGCAACTGCCTGGTAATCGTCATATTGCTTTCCAACAAAAAGCAATTGAGTTGGATCGATTCTGTTATTTAAGGTCAGCTGCAATGTATTAGGCATCTGAGGATCAAATTTTTTCTCTTTTGTTGCTACCATAATTGTCATAAAATTATAAAAATTAGGCATCTCTAATTCTAGAAAATTATTTGAGCTAACTATATCTAATAGCTGTGGGGGCATAAAATTAAATTCGGATGTTATATTTGCCGTAAGCATTTTTTCAACAGCAATCCCTGATGCTTCGACCATCTTCGGCGAAAAAGGAATATTTGATATAAAATCAACATGCTCATAAACTTTTCTTACATCAAAATACGCTCCCTGCGCATCTTCTAAGGCATCTATAAATTCCTCAGTTTCTACAAAATCTTTATCTTCTGAGCTTAATTTAAAATAATCAGGACTATTCTTTATAATACCTTTAATATTTTGGGCAGTTTGTTCAATACCACCGACAGCGTTGCCAAATAAACAATAATTCGCATGCGAATTGTTAAAAAAGTTTCTTCTTGCCTTTTCTTCGGCGCTTGTTTTTGAATCAGGTGCAAAAAATTTAAAACCTGAAGGGAATGCTTGATTGGTATCATCAACAAGCGGAAGATAGACAGAAGGCACTTGAATTGCGCAATATATAAATTCTAATTTAGAAGGCAAATTAATTAAACTATTTGCCGGCGTAATGAAGTCTATGATTCCATCGGCGGGCCTATACTCTCCTATAAAATCAAAAGACACTCCATCAACATCACTATAATAAGAAAAGTTATATGTAAACTCGTCTATTACTGGCTGGCTTGATCCAGCTGTATTTAAATTAATCTTATTATTTGGCAGCAATACTTCAAAAGTAGAAAGTTGTTTAATATCTTTAAACGAACTGGCACCATATACAGGATCGCCGGAGAACTCTGAGTAAAACTGAGCTTTTGGTTGAGCCTCTACAAGGGCAAATTTTTTGTGCGCTCTTAAGTTATATGTTTCATAAAGCACTACTCCTCCATTTTGAATGGGGTTTCTTTTAAGAGTAATAACCGGAGGAGGATAACTAGTTGAAGTGGTAAAACCTGCATATGAATAATTTTTTGATAAGGGATCACCAGGATAATCATTAGAAAAAAGATTTTTTCTCACGCTATCGCTTAGTCCTCCTTGAAAATTTAGATTTTGATTAGCGTTAATCCCTGTAAAGCCAGCTGCTTCATTATCTGTTATAGTCAGCAGCGCATAAGTCTTTGGTCGACCTTTCTTGGCTGAATGAGTATCTGCACCTTTATATGTTAGTTCGTTTTGGTTATTTTCTGCCATAATATTCTCTTATCATAATTATATGGTTATAAAAAAGTATTTATTCAATATTGGTAGATCTAAGTATTTTAATTCACTGTTTATTAGCTCGCTATCATCATATGGCACTAGGCGACATAAAGACTTATAGCCAGACGGTTGATTATAAAAATCAGGACTATCGTTATCAGAAGATGTTAGATTTTTCCAAATTGGATCTTTAAGGCTTATTTTGCCAGACTCTGTAATACCAAAGCCACTTAAATATTGTACCTTAACAATATTGAAAAAGTTAAAATATATCGTTGCTAAGTCTTCTTTATCATATATAAAATTAAAATTAGCTGGATTGGCTTGCATATAATTCAAAAGAATGGCTTGAAAATAAGGATTAAATAAGGTTGATGAAGCGCCACCAATAAATGAATTTGCTACTGTAAACATATACTTAATTGAATTAGGTAAGCCATGACGCAAAAATTCAGCAAAATTTACTGTTATAGTAGGAAAATATCCATAATCTTGAAGCGTTGCGTTATCATATTTTATTCTTAATTTTTCTAGTAAGTTGTCAGTAGAAGGAATACCAGAAGGTCCGTTTTGTATAAAGAAATTACTTTGATTAATATTAAACATATATTTGAATTCGTCATGCGCAATCAAATGCACTAAAAGATTAGCAGCACTGCTAATATCTTGTTGGTACTGAGTTATTTTTTGTTTTACTTCTTGAATGTTTACTATGCCAGGTAAATCTTCAGCTTCGACACTATCTAAATCGATCTGTGATGCACCATCAAAAGCTGGCAAAATAATATAAGCCGGCTCATAAGAAGGATCCTCTGGCGTAGCATAAGCAACGGCAGCAGAAGAGTAGGAAGATTTTCCCTCCACAACACAGCTTCTTGCCGACATTATTTGTGAAGCAATGTACGAATCTTCTAATTGAAAATCAGTATTATACGCTGATGTTGGATCAAGCATTTGAAAATATTCTGCTTTAGATGTCTCTGCTCTCGCTATAATATGAAGCATTGCATTTGAATAATTAATATTTGTTGTATCAAATCCTGCGAATGGTTCTGCAGAATCATTACTTGGCATAACATTTGGCCTTAAATCGTGCACCTTGTTGCCAACAAAGACTTTTGACGGTGATAGAAAATTATATTTAGCTGCATCAGGTGTACCAAATTCAAATTTTTTGCCGCTGCCAGGTGGCAAGCTTGGTATCACCTCAGCTGCATTATTTCTAAAATATTTAAAACAGTTTCTATTAATAATATTATCAAATATAGAGCTAGGGAAGTTTTTAAACTGGTTAGAGTCTTGATTGCTACTATTATCGCCTTCTAGCATAGAAACATAATCATAACCAGTTAAACCATTTGAAGGAGACCTTAAAGTTTGTGGGAAATAGTGTTCTACTTCTATTAAATTTTTCTGCGTCGCATATGTAACACCCACAGCATCAGCTCCCTCACCAGTAGTGCCAATTTGATTTTTGGATGTCTTTTGTTTTTTTAGAAGCGATCGTAAAGAACTTATTGTCTCATCGTATGATTTTTTAAATTTTAAGAAAAGTTTAGCAGATCCCAATTCCATTGGAGAAATTGCATTTAGCAAATCAAGCCTTTGCTGTTCTGTAATTTTATTGCGGAGTTTGTTTACAATTTTATAAGATTCTGAGCCTGCAATTTGAACGTGTTCTGTATCAAAACTAAACAATGCAGTTACAGCCAAATAAGTACCAACTGCATCAATTAAATCAATATTTTTTACGTTAGCTTCATACATACTTGTTCCCTGCAAGCTGCTGTATTGACTTATAAACAATCCTGTCTTAGGATCGACAATAGGAAAATTAGTATTTCCATCTCCATAATACATTACTTTTATATCATTCTCAATGGCATCAAGAAATTTTTTCTTACTAACTAAGTCAGTCAGCGCAGACGTTAAACCTGCTCTTACCCCATCTTCAACCTTAAATCTTACACCATATTGAAATCTTTTATCTGAATTAGAAGGAAATTTTTTATCTACACCTGATATAAAAAGCAGCCTGTTCCTTTGATTAGTAGGCATATGTATCGGTCCTAAAAATTTGACACCAAGCTGTTCAAACGACATACCAGCGAAACCAACTGCATCTTCAGGAGTATTAAAATCAAAATCTTTATAAGACATTTGCGAATTAGCATAATTTAGTGAAAACTCAGGCACAACTTTTGATACTACTTGATGAGTTAATTCATCTTTTCCAATAGCTTCTAGCATGACAGTAATAGGGCCACCTTCTCCCATTGGGGCGTAAATTACTTGTCTTGTGTGGCCGCTAGTGTGTGGGTCTGGATCTTGGTTTTTGAAAGGCTCAAATCTATCTTTTGATAAATCTGGATTTGAATTTAATTCTTTTACAGCTCTTCTAATTATTTGAAAATCTTTTATTAATGTTGCATTGCGAATAGAATTTATTATTTGCTGAGTTCCGCTAAATATGCCATCTGAGTACAAATTATTTATCTTGTAAAACCAACTGAATACAGATTGCTTTTCTAATAAGGTCCCAATATCAACGCCAAACATAAAATTAGAAATTAAAAATTTAGTTTGCCCTTCAAGCGCTTCCAACGACAGCCAAGCATCAGTAAACATAGCAGGATCTTCTAACACTATATTTTGATTATATGCATGCAGTTTCTCTTTTCCAACAAGATTATTTGAAAAATTTTCAAACTGAATTTGAATTTGATCAAGCTGTTTAAAAATTCTACTATCATTTATTATTGATTCTTTTTTCTTAACTAAAGTTAAAAGTTGATCGCCTTGATTGAGTCTAGCAAAGGGCGTATTATAGCTAGCACCTTGCTGGGTGCCTTGGCCGGTGCCGGCGTAGCCTCCAGCTATATATGCTGAGGGTGCATTATCGGTGTAGTAATTAAAACCCAGCAAAGTGTAATCTCCTGGATTTTCATTGTATCCGTTATCTAAGAATGGTTTTGCATTCGACGTGTTGATAACTAAATTACTAGCTGGATCAACGGCTTTTATATTGCCAAAATATTGCTGATTATTCTCTAACAAAAATACAACATCAGTTTTTTTCACAGAGCCATCTTTAATGACTTCTTTTACATTTGCTGGCGAGTGTATTAGATCATAATCTGTAACGCCGAGGCCTGCATTAAGCGCGTCTATAAATGATATAACATCTATATCTGGGAATAATGCATCGTCTCCGCTAATAGTTTCTGAGAATGATTCAAAATCAAAATAAGTAAATGCCATATATGACAGCCCTAGAGGGTCTTCTTTTTCTAAATCAAATTGAACTTGGAAAGGAATATTTATTAATTTTTCATTACTCCCTGCTAAAGATTCTATTTGCAATGGAGCAGATTCACTATAGTTTAATGTTGTATTTGCACTTAACAGAGAAGAGATAATTTTATTTTGAATATGGAAATCTGTAATTTCAGTTGGTGAGTCTGGGCTTTCTTTTAATATGTCTAAATATTTTGGAATTCCATATTCTATAACCTCTCTTAAAGAAAATTCTTGCACTATGTAATCTTCTATATTTGAATTTTGTGCTTTTAAATTATTGAAATCTCTCCAATTCTGTAAAGTTTTAGATGTTGCTGTAAATTTTTTTCTATTATAGTAAGCCAGCCATTCATAAATTTTACTTTCATAATATTTGCTAGGATGATATGCTTCGCTGTCTGCATATTCATAGTGTGCCATTTGAACAACTATTAATTTGACATGATTTAAAAAGAGATTATTAAACATCCACATTGTACTTTGTGAATCAGGATCTATTTTATCCTTCAATATAAAATTAATTGTTGTTGACATTGTATCAGCTTCGTCATTAATATCGGCAGTTGCATCCCAAGTTTTAGGATTTGGCTTATTATTAGTGGCCTCGCCAATCTGGTCAATAGCTAACTCACCCAAAAAAGCGTCTTCATCGCCATGGCTTTTGTCCATAATATGTGGGTCGTCACTTGCAATAGGATTTGTATCTCCACCAGATTCTAAAATAATTTTTTGAAAATGAACGGTTGGTAGTATCGTACCAATTAATGATTGATCATCTATAGACATCAGCAAGGCTCCTCTGGGTCAACAACATCTTTATTATAACTAATTTTAATTTGATCATCAGGACAAGTATAGTCAAGCTGATGGTCGATAAAGAAGTTTCTTTTCTTGTTTTTAAGATCAATATCACACAATATTTCTTGATCAATTTCTTTGTCTACATTTATTTCAAAGTAATATTCAACATAAGTATTATCAAGCTGAGCATATGCTTGATTAATTTCATCTTCGTTCGACGTCAAGTCAAGCCTGGCTTCGTCGAAAAAAGAAAGAGGTATGTTTGTTTCTGTGCCATCTGGATTTTCTTCTATTCTAAAAACTTCTATATCAAAGTTCTCTCTAGAAAAGTCAACATTTCTTTCTATAACATCAAGAAAAACAAATTCTTGATTTTGTGTCAGGTAAGATCCATCATCGAAGACAGCCGAAGCAAGCTTGCCAAACTTGGGATCGTAATCCAATACTCCTTCTTGGCTAATTTGATCAATAGTTCTTTCGTTTTCTTCATCGAAGGCGCTTGGTACCAGTGGAAAAGCATCAGTAAGCGCTGAATCATCTGCGCCGGCAGGAAAATCACCTGCTTCAAAAATTTCTCCTCCTTCATGAGTGAAAGTCTTAATAGTATGCTCAAGTTCTAGCTGCGGTATTTGCACAAAACTTTGTGAAGATCCTGTATAAAAAGAGGCCGCAGAGATAATTTTTGTTTTTAAAGATTGTACATCCCAAGAGGGTTTAAATCTGCCACCTATTTCAGATTTACCTAAAGGCATTGCAGAGAACATTGTTTTTTCAAAATTTGATTGCAATTTAGGAGAGAATAGATCATACAAATGTTTGTCTTCGAGAGTGTATTTTTCACCCTCATATAAGAAATCACCATAACCTAATTTTAAAGTTCCTCCGCGAATATGCTCATTTAATTCAGTTATCTCTGTTTCAACGCCACTGTAAGCAGTTTGTATTTTAATTCTTGGTGTTTCTTTAATTCTTTTTGCTATGTTATTTTGTTCTTCTAGTTCGTGTAATGATCCCGTAACTGGCGGCTGTCCACCATACTGGTTGTCATAAATCAAATCATTGTCATAAAAACAATAATATTCCGGCTTAAGCTTGCCTAAAGATAAGAGTGTACGCCCATATCTTGTAAGTTTTAAATCAATAACCTCTTCTTTCCTATTAAAAAATGTAGCCATTTATTGTCCCTCTACACATCTCTGTTCCTATCTCGCACTGTTTTAAGTACTAAACTTACACCTACAGTTGGGTCCTCTTCGTTTTTACCTTGATCGCTTTGATAGCCTCCATTTTGAGGCCCGCCTGCGAAGCCGCCAACAAACTCTCCAGATGCACCAGGCAAACTAGCTTGTTCTTCGGGCCGCATTCCAGTAGACTCAGATCGCTGGGGTGGAGGTCCTTGCGTTGGGGGTTCCTCTGGCACGCCACGGTCAGGTGGCACATAAAGGCCGCTTTTGGGAGCTACTCCAGGATCATCGTAGTCAAAGGGCCTAAAATCTAGTTCGCCTTCGCCGCCAGGACCGGTAGAATCTGGCCTACTGCCAGGAGTCAATGTTATGCCCGCGTTCATCTTAACTAGCTCGACCATAGAAAAGAAATCGTATGGCCAATTATAACCATAACTGTTGACAGTAGGATCAAGACCTGTAATCGCATCCCATGGCCTATACTCTGGCTCATCGGATGTCTTTGGTGTTATTGAAGCATAATCTTTTAAAGCTCTTTGCTTTACCTTGAACACCATCCATCTAATATCTTTCTTTGGAAAATTAAATGATTTATATCCTGCCGAAAGACCAAAAAAGTCATGTATAAACAAATCGTGATCAATTGTGGATACAGACAGCTTTGGCTCAGGTATATCCATTAATGTTCTTGGAGGTAAGTTTTGCCATATCAAGCCTAAGTCTTCTTGTGTTAAAGAATGTTTAAATTCAAAAAGATACATAATATATGGTGTAATATTTTCATTACCTAAATAATCTAGATGAGGGGGTAAAACATATTTTTTAAGTTTATTGATTTGATCAATAACTGTTTCAGAAGGAATCACCTTACCACCCTCAGATGGAGGCAGGCCCTCTTCTCCAGGCAGCACACTTAAATCTTGATTTAAAGCGTATCTAGCCCAATTTCTAGGGAAAGTATAGAAATTCATTTGCCCATCAGTGTCAGTTGTAAAAGGTATTGCCAAGACAGCTTCGTGAATAGTTTTTGATTTTGCTACTTTGCCTAATTGAGTTGTTTTTTCATCACGATTTGCTATCTGTGTCAAGATAGCATTTTTTGCATCTACAACGTTGCCATATGAAGCTGGGTCTTCAACGTCTTTTGCAACAGCGTCATTATATAAATCTTTATAAGTCTGTATATATTTACTTTCGATTTTGCTATCCAATTTCATTCCAATTTTAGCTGCCAAATCTTGAACCTCTACCACATTTTCTCCTGTGAAAGGATTTGTGTATTTTGCCGTGATAAGTTCGGGGGACAAAAGTTGTTTCAAGCTCTGTCCAACTAGCGCAGGTGTTAATATTGAAAGCTGTACGCCGGTCGATGTTGACACTGGAGGGAAGCCTGGTGCTGTTATGTCAATTGTAAATTTGCCGCCGTGATCATTTGAATATTGGTGCCACAACCCTTTAGCTACTGCTCCTGATCCACTGTTTGGCATAGTCATTGTTTCGCTCGTTTGAGCACTAAAATCAAATGTAGGACACTCAAATTTAGGTGCGATGACCCAAGATTCAGAGGCAGCTGCGTCTTCAGCCGTACCAAAACCTACCAAATCTCCAGTTTGGTTTAAAGTTACAGATCTATAGCCGATCGCCTTTCCTCCAAGATCGACTGATGCAGAAAGCTGCATTGCTGCTTTTGCTGCCAAACTATTTGAATTAGGCGCCCAAGTCAATTCAAAAGTATTTTGACCCCAATCGTGAGTCATCCAGGGTGCGTCGCATTCTCTTAAGAATGTAATTCTTGCATTTTCAAGAATGTCATCAAGCTCAACTGGCCCATCATCTTCAGGGAAAAAATCGATCACAGCAGTGGCCATACCATTGTAATATGGAGGAGTATATGGAGCGTAAGATGCACTATAGCTATTACCAGGAATCATGAAGTAATCTGTGTCTGAATGTCCGCTGGCCAAAGAAAAACTAGATGTCGATTCACTGTTCCACATTGCAACTGGTGGGCCAAAAGAAGAACCAAAAAAGTCGTGCTTTTTTGCCTGGGGTCGGCCAGGGCCGAATCTCTCATACATCACTATCCTATTTGGAAAATTATCTGTGCTATGAGCTTTTGATTTATTAATATCTTTATTTGTATTTAATACTAGCGGCCCGCCGTGCCAATATCCTGAAGCTGCTTTAAAAGTATTTACCTCTTCATCAAATGCATCAGTATTATTTATTTCACTTGAATGTAAAACAAGAATCATTCTATACAATGTGTTTGTCTTAAAGCTTCCCCATTCTTTAGCGGGATTTGAGACAAACGTTTTAAGTCTTGAATCCTCCATAAAAAATTCAACAGATGAAGCCAAAAAATTATTCATAGCCAAATAGTATCGTGGATCTTTTGAATCATTTGCGCGACCAAGCGATCCCGTGCTGTCAATACTAGCAGACGAGTGCGGTTCTGAATCAACAACCTTGCCTTCTCCTAAAGTAGAGATTGATTGTATAAACCTGGCCGGCTGCATAATTGTTTCAAATGGCAAACGCGCATCAAAGTTATATTTTTTAACACCTGTATTGCTGATTAAGCTTAGAATTCTTGGCGTGCCTTCGTCGTGACCAAGAGCGCCAAAATTTTGAGATGCACCAGTAATCTCATAATTGCCCGACACCATAATCGGATAATCAACGGCAATTCCAGACTTAATTGTATTAAACAAAATACCTGGTGCGAATAAAGGAGTAGTTACTGTTCTAAAATTAGCCTGAGTGCCGTGAAGACCAAGTTGATTTCCGTAAGACTGACTGAATAATGTTGCTAATTGAAGAGTTCTTGTAGCAGGATAAAAACCATCATATGGTAAAAACTTCTTCAATGCCTTGCAGGATAAAGTAATTCTAGATGGATAATGATTGCCTAAATGCTCCTCTTCTAAAACTTGAAAATATTTTAAAAAGTCTGTTGTTGAGTAGACATCAACAAAATCTTCATGAAGAATCTCACTACTTCTTTTTGATATATCAGATATAGTAGCCCCTGTAAGCTCTAGCCAGTTTGATGGCTCATCTTCCAGCTTAGTTGGGAAAAACCCAAGTTGCAGATAATCATCAATGTGCTCTGACATTCTATATTCTGGCACAATCGTATAACCTTGCCCTGCAGCGTTTAGATCCTCGGACCAAGCATCATAACTATCATAGAACGGACCAACGCATTTTTTATTAGATTGTCGGTCAATAACAAATTCTAAATTTGCTTGCCGTCCAGCGTCCCAAAAAGTATCGCCTGGATACATAATCTTGCCATCCGAAAAATCTGGCACTCTTCTATTGTATAAGCAAGCTGCACGAAGACCAGCTGTTTGGCCGTTTGTTCCGCGAAGGTAAGTAAATGCAGTTGACGTTGTTGTGTCACCCAGGCCATGTTGAAAGAGGTCGCCATTATGAAAAATACAATAATCGTTTTGCAGCTCGCCAGCACCGTCGAGACCACTAAAACCTTTGCCTATTCTTTGATGAGGGTTAAACGCGGTTTGATTTCCCACAGCTGCGGACAGGGCGCTTTTATTACTCCCGACAATCTGTGAAGGATCAGTACCTACAAGAACGCTATCTTTGCCATCAGTTCTAGTAAATTGAGCCCGTGCGTCGAGCGGCCATATGCTTGAATTTGCATTAGGTACTATTCCTTCGCCACCAGAATGCACAGTAACAACAGCATTTAGTGAATTAGTTCTTGCAAAGAATCCGTTATTTGGTTCAACCCCGCCAACATTGTCATAACCTTGAGATCCTGAATAGTTATATTCATTTCTACCAAAAACAATTTTCTCATAACCATACTCAAGAGGTTGTTGGAATCTGACAAGGTACCAATATGGCGCGTCTGTGAATACGTTATATTCACAAACTCTCGCATCTTTCCAAAATCCAGTTTCAAAATTAGTTCTCATTCTATTCTTTTTTAAGAAAGTATACTTTTCTCTTGGATAGATACATTCTGTATATTCCAAAGAAACCATGCCTCTGCCTATCTGAAATGTGTCTAGTGGGTTAGCATCGCCAGGCACCAGGGTAGTTAAGTAATAACCTTTAATGTCATCATAAAGTTGAGACGTTTTATTAAAAGTATTTAACTTTTCATTTAGCAGAACATTTGCAAATGATGTTTGGTTATTGCCGTGGGTGTATCTTAAGACTGTTTGAGTGTTACCTCCATTTTGCTCTTTTACCAATAAAGTATGCCTAAATGGTTTGTATTTATCGGTCAAAGGAGGCTCAAAAACGTTTGATATAACTCTTTCTCGCAAGGTGCCTTCAATTTGAGAAATTTGCAGATGAATTTCTTCAACGGTCTTTCCAGCTCCTGCCTCTTGTACTATATAATCAACAATCTCTTGTTGATTGTCTAAATTAAATTTCTTTTCTTCACTAATAAACGAGATAATGTTGTTTCTTCTGAAGAATCTATTTAAGGGATTTTCACCTGCTCTAATTTGTTTGAAAGAGCTGTAGCCGTAAGGCCCATTTCTTTCAAGCATTAAGCCATTAAACAGTATACCACCTCCTGGTGCAGGGGGTGACGATGATGGTAAGCCTGATTTATCATGGCCTGGTATTCCAGCCCAAAATACAGTAAAAGGCCAAAATGGATTTCCAGGCCCTAAAGATGGAGAAGAAATTCCTGGTCTTCCAAAATTAATTGTATTGAAGTAAGATGGGCGCACAGGTAAAAATTTATGAAATGGTGGCGCTACGGTTGTACTAATAGTTGGATCAGTAAAATCTAAAATATTATCGCGTTGTGAAAATCCTGTCAAATTTTTATGAACAAACTCAAAAGGTTTGCCATCTATAGGTGTCACTCTCTCTACAGACGAAGTTGCAATAGGATCCGCAATAATCATATTGATTCTTACAAAAGGATGATGAATTGTCCCTGCCATTTTGGCGGGAGGGCTAGTCACATAAGCGTGATCAACATCCGCAACATACTCTGCGATTGGCCCGACTCCACCACCAATACTAGCGATTCCCTGTATTAATGCCGATCTAGATTGGCTTAAAAATGTTATGGCAGGTCGACGTGATGATCCGTATGGTGCTGGAATAGTATTGCCAGCAACCATTGCCCCAGAAACAAAGCCACTAGCTGGCGCGTGACCAGAAGCCCTTTCAACAAGATGAAATGGCTGCTGCTGTCCACTATTTCGTATAGTGCTCTCTGCTGATGCAGTAATCCAAGAATATTGAAAATCAGATCTTGGAATCTCATGAGATATCCATTTGTTGTCGTCGTGCTCAACTGGAGATATTCCGCTTCCAAGCTGACTTGACAAATCGGCTGTTTCGTTTGTTAATTCCAACCTTCGTAAAGTATTTCTGTTTACTTTATGATAAGATGGCACACCAACACCACCAAAATATTCAGCACTAGCTGTTGGTATCGAAGAGGTGCCAAATTGATCAGAATGCACTGTCCATAAGACATCCAATGCGTCGCGCACTGTTGTATTGCGATAGTTCATTGAATTATAGACAGAATATGTAGAGGATTTGCCATCCATCGCTCCACGCGACATTACCTCTGGCCCACCAGGTGCAGCAAATCTTTCATTAAAAATAGTTCTATTTTTTACACCTTTTGTTATTGTAGAAAGATCAGCAGTTCTGGCATTTGCTTTTAAAGCTGTAACAACTGTATTTCTATCTTGTTGACTGAAAGGCCCATAAAATACATCGTGACTAAACAAATGATGGTCGACAACGCCACTAATAGTGGTTGATGGTGTAAAACTATCTTCTATATCTCCATTTGTAAAGTCATCTGCAAAATATTGATTCCTATCTTTCCATAACAAATTGTTGACATCGCGGCCTGTACTTTGAACAACTTCGTAGTTGTTTCTATAATTTCCAATTGTGCCCAATAGTCGATTGTGAGAATGCCCAGCGTTTTCTGATCTTCCTGTATAGAGAGGAGAAAGTAAGCTTTGAACCTGACCTTGGTCATCTGTTACATTGCCAGACATTTTAATATTTTTAATGTTCACTGAGCTTTTAGCTACGTTATCTCTCCTGTAATAACCACGAGCTGCGCCAATATCAATAAAATCTTGATTGCCAGCGGCAGCGGGGCGCCCGCCTGGCTGCATTAATCTAAGCTCATTGCCTGGGGCACCTTGAAGAGTCCAAGCTTCTGCTCTATTAGCTGAAGAATCAGTTAATTTGTTATTTAATGCTTGGTGTCTGTGCTGTGTGCCGCCAACATTTTGCTGAGTGTATGGCCCTTGCATAGGTATCTCGTTGTCGTTACCATATGTGTCATGATGGACGTTAGTGATATCTAATGCCTCTGGGATTGAAAAAGCAGTTTTATATCCATTTGAAACAGAGCCGCTATATAAATTAAATGGTAAATTTAAATCAGCCTGCTGGCTATCATAGTCTACAGGAATGCCATCTCTAAATCTAGCAATGCTGCCTTGGGCACCAACAGGCTCGCCGTATAGCTTTCTTTTAAGTGGCACCCTGTAACTTTCCATTATGACTTCTGGGTCGCACTCACAGTAGCTAGCTGTTCCTGGATTATCAGATGGAATTCGAATATAATTTAAAGAACCTGAAAATTCTCTGGAAAGCGCATATATATAATCTTTTTGCGTATTATTGTGAGATAAATTGTTAGGCCCGCCTTGCAAAATTAAACTTTTTGCAACCTCAAAATTAAATGGCTTTGATAAATTTCTGACTACATAATTTGATCCTTGGTATCGCGTACCAGCAAATGTGAGAAAAGTTGGTCGCGAAGAAGATATAACTGTTGTCAAAGCGGATCTTATACTTTCCTTGTTGGAATCAACAAAGGCATCCCCAGAAGATAGAACAACGCTATCTCTTTCAACTCTATCTTTCCACCATACGCAGCTATCATTTTGATTGTTTTGATCTAGCGGTGCTCGCCCACAATCATAATCATAAAGCATTTCATTAATACCAAGAAGTATACCTTCGATATCTGGTGCTTTTGTCTCTACCGTAGGAAACTTGGTCCAATACTTATTTCTTTCAAATACATGACTTTCAATTGTGTCTCCATAGCCAGACAATTGATAAGAACTAGCTGGTATTAATTGCTGTAACATTCTATCAACAGATGTGTCAAACCATTTATAAAAATTAATATATTTTTCTATATCAGGCGTGTTTTTAACATTTTCAAAAAACGCTTGTCGCATTTTTTCTAAAGACTTATACTCTTGACGATATCTGTTGACTGGCTGTCCAATAAGATTGCCAAATTCTCTGACCGTAGCAAGAGTCTTGATCATCTCTTCAGATACAGTTTGATACATGCTTTTTTCTATTGCCAACAAATATCTAATTGGCAAAGCTCTAGATGATGGGAAAAATTCATCGTCTTGCTCCAACACCTTAATCATATCAACACTGCTTAAAATTTCAGGTAGTCTTTGTGCTGCGACTGGTATATAATCAACATCAAAAATGTTAGCGCTGCTAGCGGGAAAATCAATACCCTTGCCAGTATGGCTACGATATAAAACGTTACCAAGTCCACCTGCTTCTATATATCTGCCGGAAGAGCCAGAAGTTACATCTTGTACTATAAATTCGCCTAACGCATTAGAGCCTGAAAGATTACTGAACTCCCAATGCAGCACTAGCGAATCTTTATTGGGAATAAAAATACCTGGTCCTGTCGAAGCTGCAGCATTCTTATTTCTATCCGCTGCAGATATATTTCTTAATGGATTTAAAACACCATGATTTTCGATATCAAGAGCGTGCTGTCTAAGCTCTTCGTCTTCTAAATATTTACTCCAAACTCTTGCATTTATAATTCGTGCATCGGATCGATTCACAATACTGCCTGTAAAGTTTGTTCTATGTGCGCCGACAAACAAACGAGTAGAGCTTGTCAGTGCTGATATACCGGCTTGTGTAGTCAATGACGAAGACATAGAAAAACTATTTTCTATGATATCAGAGTTTGCATTAAATCCTCTAAATTCAATTTGATAGTTTCTGTCTGCACTGTGAGAGGCAGAGCCAGTTACTTGAACTAAATCTGCAGTTTCTAAGTTTGTTGGACGAATTGTGACAGAAAGGTTCCACTTATCGTTATCATATACTTCGTAAAACGGACTTTCGAGGGCGGCTGAAGAATAAACTGAGCCGTTGGTACCCGCTAAAACAAACTTAGCCTTGGAGGAGCCAATTGCATCTCTAACAGCAAAAACTTGAAAGTTTGCAGGATCGGCTGAATCCCAAGTAAAAATATTTGCTGCTGAATTTTCTTCATGGGTGTGAACACCAAAAATAGAAGAACTAATGTGCGGGAACTGCCTGAATGGTGGAGTCGCAAGATCTTGCTCTTTTGGGAATAAAACGTTTACTTCATAGAGCGGCCCAACAGGTATCATTCCTGTATTTGTAGCCATTGATGATGGTGATGGCGAGCCGCTTATATAAGACAAGGAGCTTGAGTCGGTTGGATCTTTTGCCTGAAAAACTGAGGCAGGATAATTTTCTTTTCTAGAAAAATCTAAAACTTTTCTTTTTCTAGTTAAATATTTAAAATCTTCGCTTATTTCATATGTTAAGTTGCTAGCATACAGATTGATTTTAAAAAGATCTTCATCTAGCCCTAACGTATGTAGCATTTGTTTTAAAGACTTTTGATTGCCTTTCGATTTATAGATTGACGTTAAATTGTTGTAGATATTATCATAGATAAAGTTTTTGACATTATGCACCTTTTCGCTGTAGTTTTTATCTTCGTTTCTATCTAAATATTTTTCTATTTTTTCTGCATCTCTAAAGAGATCATATGTCATGAATCCCATCGATGATAGTTTTCTATCTGAAAAAGGTGTTGGCTTAAAACTGCCGCTAAGATATTCAACGTCTTTTATCCTGGGCAGCTTTTCAATTAATGTTGACAGTTGGTCTAAATACGACGACATTATTTGAGTTATATTCTTTAAATTTTTCTCAGCGTCATCGTCGCCTGATAATATCCACTCTGGGAAGTGTGCCCTCATAGAGGTAACATTTTGTCTATCCCATAAACTTCCAGATATTTTAAGATCATTTAAAATACTGATATAGCTAGGATTATTAGAATAAATAACAGGATCTCTAAACTCTATGTATCCAGATTCATTTATTGCTGAGCCATGATTTCTTTGGTTGTAAGTTGTGTTATATCCAATAAAATTACCATTAGTAACCCTGCCAGAATAATCTAAAATAACTTTATCTTCTGTAGCACTGCCTACTATACCTTCATTAAATTTGTAATAAACACCTAAATCCACATTTGATAAGTCACTATTAGTTCCACCACCAACTTGGCTAAACCAAGATCTACCTATTTGTTTTGCTGTTCTTTTTCTTTTCCAAAATCTAAACTCATCTATTGATCCAGATATCTTATTCCAGCCTTGGCCATTTGGATTGATTAATGTTCCTGGCTCCACTGCTTTTGATATCCAGGGATGTGCGACTGAAGATCCAATTGTAGCCACCATACCCGATGTATTTGGCGTGCCGTCAATTGTTATTGGCCCTAGTGATTGTCCAGAAGCTGTTAAAGTTTGTTTAAAATTGCCATCCATATAGGCAGAAATGTGTAGATCATTACTTTTGTTGTGGAATGTAAACGCATAATGATGCCAATTTCCATCTAGAACAGAAGAGCTTGGAATCTGAGTGAAAGCTTTTGAATTTTGATAGATAGAAGAAGTTGCGTTGAATCCACGCATAAATGTTTCAGATCCAGAAACGCAATTAACAAAAAACGCACCATCATTAGTTGAATTGTAAAAATTCTGAAAGAATAACGTTAGTCGACCATAGCTTCTAGAAGAGCCCGTGATGCCATTCCATAAATCAAATACAACTGGTGTTGTTGTTGTGGAAGAGCTAAGAGGCCAAGAGCCGGCTGCGTTTTTATACCAAAACTCGACTGTAACACCTCGATCAAAGTCAACATCCAAGTTGGTACTTCTTAGGGTGTTGACATTAAAAATGTTTGCAGTAGAATCTTCAAATTTAATGTCACCTTTTGGATCTGCGTTTGGTCCACCTTTTATAAAAATGTATTCTTTAACACTAGGTTCAGACAATTCTACATGGCCACCCCAGTAAGCAGTGTTAAGATTAGTATCAGTTATGTTGCTGGCGCGTGTACCCCAGCCAACCGAGCTGGATGCAAAATTTACAAATCCGGTTTTTCTTGGATACTTTTTATCAAAGATAAAATTATCTAAATCACTAGCTTCATTATGCCATTGTTGTCTCTCTTTTAAGGAGCCATCGTAGGGGTATGTTTTTCTAATGTATGCAAAACTTTTATCATAATATTCTTCTGCGGAGCCATAAAAAGCAAACTTTTCTGGCTTGTCATATTCAATATTGGGCACATATCTATTTTTAGATATATTCCTCTCTGTCACATACTCTAAGGATTCTAAATCCTCAGTTATAGTATTAACATTTTCATTGGAAAGAACATCTATATTTTTTTCTTTCTCAAAAAGTTTTTTTATATCATTGTAGCTCATCTTTTTCCACTATTCTGAATTTAAATACTTCCGGTTGCTCTTGGTAATCATCGTTAACTTTATATAAAAATTTAATACCGTACATATAATCAGGCTCCAAGATTGACATATCTAAATCAAAATAGTTTCCAGAGATGTCGTGAGATAATCTTGTATGTTGCGTGCTGCCTGTCCCATAATTTATTATATCAAAAGAATCTTGCACTCTAAAGAGTTTAAAATATGCATCTTCAACAATTGTGTTTTCTGGTTCTGCGCTAGCAACTGTATAAATTGTAGGAGACCAATCTTGTGCCCTGATAAAAACTCTAAAATTGGCTTTCTCGACCACACTATACTCTGATTTTAAATTTGTTATTTTTGTTCGATAATTAGTAAAATTATTTACACTAGAGGCATTAAGCGCTGAGGGCTCAATGAAAACAGAGCCAGTGTGCACTTCTTTTCCTCCTACTTCCCAAACATCCCAAACATATGTTGTAGTGCCTGATGATGTTAATGCAAATGAAGCGCTGTATATACCAGTTGAAATTCTTGTAGAAGTAACACTGGTAATATCTAGGTTTGTTGCGGCATGCTTGAGTGTTAGTTGTATATCATTTGGCGAGCTAGTTGTTCCAGAATATAGCTTTAATACTGGTAAAATAGATGAATTACCGCCAATATCTTTAAGCTGCCCTTTTATATTATTATATAAATACAAGGAGTTTAAATTGTCAGACGCAGGGGCTAAAGAGCTGCTAAAATAAAAATTGCTTCTATCATCTTTTTTTGAAGAATCCCAGCGTGCTTCAATGATTGGGCGCTTAAAAAAGAATTGCGACCCCCTAGCAAAAAATCTTTTTGTGTAGTAAGAACGGGTAGCTCCTGCTGGATTGTGAGGTATTGATCCAGACGTTAAACCACTAGAGCTTGAAAAGAATGCTTCTTGGCTTGATGTCAAATATACAGCTAAGCCGTAATTTTGTCTATGCTCTGTTTCTCTACCGTCAAGCCACTCTTCCACCATCGATGTTATATCTACCTCAAGGTCTTCTGTGCCTTTTTGAATTTTTGCAGTATACATTGGAAAATTGACTCCCGACGCATAAGAAGCTGTATGAAAGTCTCCACCAGGCTCAAGCCAAAACTTAGTAGAACTTCTTTTTACCCAATTGCTAGTATCTCTATCTAGATAGTTTTCCATGTCCAATCCAGATCCTTCATTCCAAGATGCTGAAATAGCCTGCACATTAAAAGTAACATTTGCAGGCACAGTCTCAGAATGCACAGCATTAGAAATTTTTAAGAAAAAGTTTACACTGCCACTATTTGGTATCTTACCATTAAGTCGATCGCCGTAAATTTGTCCGACGCTAGATCCAGAAACAGGAAATTCTAACAAAACTCTAGATAGCTCAGTTGTTCTAGTATTTTGACCGCTAGCGGAAGAAGAAAAACTATTTTGCCCGTAAATAGAAAAAACCTCTAAAATATCAGATGCACCCATATTAGAGCCAGTGCCTCTTGTAGACAAATTTTCTTTAAAAGCGTTTGTTATAGTATTATCTTTTGTGGCAATATATCTTTTAATAGCCATTACTTAATCACCCCTACAATATCAACTGGCTTTAACTTAACTTCTAATATAGAATCAGCTGGTATAAATAATATTCTACCATCATTGGACATATTTTCTTCAACGTCAAAAAATGTCGTGCTATATCTAGATCCAACTTTGGAAACTATTTCAATATTTATTGTATCTAAAACTCCCTCTACATTATTCAACATCTGATATAATTTTGTTATGTATAAAGGCTCGCCAATATCAAAATGACTACTGAAATATTCTATTAATTCTACCCTACAAGATTCTAAAGTTTCATACTTATCAAATCCATCTTCAGATGTGACCATAAAATTAACACCAATATTAATAATTTTCGCATCTAAAATATCAATCGTATCACTAATCATTTTATAATCATTAATCCAAAACCTTAAGTTATCTTTTACGGTTCTATTTGTTTTAATTAATCGATCACTTTCGTCGGTTGATACGACGAATAAATTTAAATTTCTTTTCAATGAATCAGAGTCTTGTAAGACAGTACATCTCTTAACTGTTCCAAACTTTCCAGGCATTCTGTAGACAACGCTAACATAGTCTTGAGCAGTTACAGCTCTGTTTTGACTAGCATACGCATCAATTGCATGCCTTTTAATTTCATCAGCGGTTTGAGAAGTAGAATCTCCAATAATCGGCTCTTCATTAGTACATTCGAAAGATGATAAAACATCCGAAACTTTAGATGGTACCAAGCTAGGCTTGCTAAATCGCACAATTCTATTTGAAATGTTATTTACAGTGTTAGTAGCAGCGTTAACATTTTCAGTTGTGTTTGCTCGGTATTTTATTGTTAAAGTTGTATTAGCCGGTGAAACTCCAAGTTTATCGGTAGACTTTAAATTTGATGGATCAAAATTTTTACTTGTCGAGTAATTTTTACCATGAGCTTGTAATACAACCTCACTAGCCCTTGTTAAAGGTTCGTTTGAAATAGATTCATCAGATCCAAAACCAAATTGTAAAAAAGTAATTTCACCTTCTTGTTCAACTGTGAAACGCCTTGGAACTGATTGAGGGCGCAACAAAACAGTTGGAGCGTCAGGAGCTGCGTTTGGATTTAGTATTTCTCTATAAACTACATCTTGAGACAAGTAGTCAACTTCAAAATATTCATGCCCTTCTGAATCAAAAACACTAACAATTTCAGTTACTCTTAATGCCTCTAGTTCTAATCTTTTAAGCCTTTCAAAATCTCCAACTTGAATTGATTGTGTAAGCAGCTGGCCAGAAACAACTTGTCCAAAAGATTTTATTGCATAGCTTGTTGGTGCACCAGTATCTTCATCGACTCTAGCAACAACCATTTCATTATTGCCTTTTGAAAAATCAACATCTTCTACTAACACAAAGGCTGTGCCTGCATTATTTGCTAATTCAGTTCCTTTTTTTAATATTGGCATATAATCCGAATCTGGACCAAAACCTGTGGCCATAGCTGGTACAACGCAATAAAAAGAAACAATACCCGTTGACGATGGCGTATCTCTGAATTTATAGCCCATTTGTTTTGCTAATTTAACAATGTTATCATATTCAACAGCTGTATCCATAAAGGATTCGTTTGCTTGAAAATCTAAATAAAAAGATAAAACGTCACCAACATAAGACACCAAATCGATCATTAATGAGCCAAAACTCGCTTCATTAAAATCTTGATACGTGTTTGGGTAATATCTTCGAGCATGCTCTACCAAGCTCTTTTTAATTGAATTAAATTCGCGATCAGTATATTTTATTGGTACTTTCTTTTTATTGTGACCTGGCATTTAGAGTTCCTCGCGTTTACTTTAGTAAATAGTTTATGCTAGAATTTAAGATGATAGAATTAAAGGACTTCTGGACTTAAGTTAAATTCCAAAGATATTGAATCTAATAAATTTAAAGTCGCTATCTCATATTCAATAATAATGCCAATTGCATTTGGATCTCTAACATTATCATAGCTATCGTCAATTACTAATTTTAATATATTGATGTATGGCAAATATTTTCCAACCTGTTGCCGGATATCCGCTTCAATTTTAGAGTAAGTTATAGGCACTGCACTTTCAAAAAAGTACCTCTGTAGTCCAACCCCAAATGTTGGATCCATAACTCTTTCGCCAGGGATTGTTAATAAAAGCATTTTTAAATTTTGATTGGCAACCTCACGATAGGTTTGATTTAAGCCTATTCCATCGTTATCATCTATCATTAAAGGCAATTTTGGTGAATATCCTGGCATACAAGTTCTCCTTAATCGTCGTCATCCATTGGCTCAAAATCAAGCTGGCCTTGAGCGACTAATCTCTGATAAGCCTCGTGCTTTTCTTTACACAATATTTCAATATCGTCTGGCAGGTCATCATCAGTAGAGCGCTCTGATATATCTGCCATATCACCAAAACTAATATCTCGATATAATCCAAGAACTAAATATGCTACGCCGAATGGAGTTAATGGTGGGCCGATGCCAGGTCCGAGAGGGGGAGGCGGGAATCCACAGCCATATGGTAGCATACTAGGTAACATAGCAATACTAATTAGGGGCACAGGCATATTCTCCAATACATCTTTAAGTGTGTTTTTAATCTTTCTTAATTTCCTGTCCATATCAGTTTGTGCTTTCTCTTTCAACTCTCTTAGTTTACTAGCAGATAGAGCTGTACCTTCTGGTGCACCAATTTCTTCTATGTGGTCGGCGATATATGTTAAAAATACAGGCTCGACAATACAAGGATCTGCTTTAGTAGGCAATGTTTCAATTATAATTTTTAATACTTTTAAAATTTTATCAATAATGAGAATGTTTGGATCAAAAGCCTCAGTAACACCTTTAAGAATTTTAAATGGCGTTTCTAGGAAAAGCTTTAGAATCATTAAACCAAGATTCATTTTCTTAGGTTCAAAATTCTTGCTATTAAATGCATCACTAAACATAGCAGCAGGGCCACCAAGAGCTGCCAGCTGAGGATCATCAAAATCAAAACCTTCAGCTCCTGAACCTCTTAACGCAGATGTTATCAAGGATTGCAAAATATCTCTGGTGCCGCTATACATCAATGGTCCTGGACCAAGCTTTGTCATCGTCATCATAATGTTTATTGAGTTTAAAGTAACATATCTTCTTAACGGGAGTGCATAATCGAACAGAGCATTATATTCTTCTGATTGTTTTATTTGATTTACCAAATCTTCATGAACATATTTATAGTAGAAATCTTCTATATATGGAAGATCACTCTCATCCATACTTGGTTCTATAGTGCCAAAGATTCCAGATATTGACTTTTGGCCTAACGACTGTTCGCCATTTTCATCAGTTAAAAACTTTTGTTTGATACTGATTTCTTTTTCAACGATTGGTATTGTATAATATTTTCTTGCCGCTGCAGCAGTTTGAGATCCAGGAGCTGTTTCTTCATCAATTTGTTGAGCCGGTACTAAAATTTGCACCTTGGTCTGTGGTGCTCCATCTAAAGTTCTTAATCCAGCAATAGCGCCACCGGAGTTTGGATCATCGATTAGATATCGACCATTTAGAGATGCTCTATTTTGATCTTCCAATATTTCAACAACTTGTTCTGGTATGTTTTCTTCATTCGATACATAACTAAGCCTAAGACCCCAACTTATACTGTTAAAGTAGCCATCGTCTATTAAGCTGCTTAAAGGTAAATCAACAATATCTTTCATTCTACTAGGCATAATATTCTTTGCAATATTAATTGATTCGATGTCTAATTCGGCCAGCTCGCTTGCTGCTGCGTATGAATCATCATATTGATTAATAATTTTAAATTCTCTTAATCTATCGAGCACACTCCATACCAGTTGCACTGCACGAGATGTACCATCAGTCAACAAAGTCGACGGCAGCGAACCAGGATAATCATAATTGTGTTGCATAATATTTGTACATTCTGGAGTCATATTATTATATTCCGAAAATATTTTATATTCTTCTGGATCATAATCGGCTGGATAACCAATACCTTTAGTGATTGTCTCTTGGGTGGCAGGAGTTAACAGGCCACTATACACTGGATGTATTACTTCGTCTAAAGTCCAGTTATCTGTATTTGGCCACCTAGAAGGGTGCTCCTTACCGAGAGGAAGATCTTCCTCTGGAGTTATTGAATGTTGGGCCGAAACTAAAACCCACTGTTGTAACCAAGTTCGTTTTACATATTGCCAAGTTTCTGGAAGCCAATAGGAATATATAGGATAATGATTAATAAGCTGAGATAGCATAGAATACAGACTTGGATAACTAATAACGTCGTAATCTGAATTACCATTGTCTTCTGCAATACAAGTAAACGGTGCTTTGTAGCCTGGCCTATCTGATGGCGACTCGCCATAAACACTTGGTAAATTAAGTTCAGATATATGCTGATCATCTGACGCCTGCGGAAGACTTAAACCTTTAAGACTAGTATAAACAAAGCTGTCTTCAGTGTTGACCGCAGTACGAGGATAATATTGCGCAAACCTTTCTTTGTCAATAAGCTGGCCTGACTCGCTACTACTGTATTTAAAAAAGAACATTTCTTCTATTGTGCGAATATCATCTAATAAATCATTAAATTTACTAGAAATTTCAAGCAAACCAATGCCTGTAGCGCTATAAGCATTAAAAAAGTCTTCATAACGAATAAAGTCGTCATTTTGTAAATTAGCACTATAATATGCTATATCATCATGCCATCCATTTTTCCAATGCATCGCATTAAATATTTCCTGATTTAATGGTGATATATTTGCTATGCTATCATTAAATTCATCCTGATAATTTTCATATTCCTCTATAATTTGTTGATTTGATTCGGTTTGTTGTTCTATTGTTTGTTCAGCAGAGTCTACTGCTTGTTGTAATTTAATTTGAAGTTCGTATATGCTTTTTAAAAATTTAGAATATTCTTTCATATTGACATAATTTACAAGTCCAGTATTCCAATTATAAAGATCGTCTTCAATACTAACAGAATCGTATAAAACCTCAACTTGGCCGGGCTCAGTATTAGCCAAGCCAACAGCATATTGAGCGTTTATAAATGGAGCTATTAGCAAATTTACTGGTCGATATAAATCAGAGTTTTCAAAACCACTTTGTTCATCATAACTATAATTTTGCACAATAGCGCTAGCCTCTTCGCTGTCGTAACCTAAGTCTTTTAATTCTTCAATTAATATAGCATGATTATTATAAGCTTTGTCTTTAACTCTAAGATATGGCTCTAAAATAAAAAAGCTTTCTTTTTCAAGAACATCTGTAAACAAAGTCTCTCTATTTTTTTGATGATAAAAATCACGAGCATCTGTAATGGTATCAAAGCCTAGCGTATTTATTTCATCTTCAATGACATTATATAGCGGCGCAACATCTTCAATAGCCTGATCGCCAAGAATAGCGGGCATCGGCGATGGTATAGCATGTGGCGGCTCCCCTGGGTAAAGAATAACTTCAAACTGGTCATTTGCCAGATTATAGGGAAAAACGTGCTTTGGCTGATTTAAAACAGCTAAGCTTAAAAACTTATCTTTATTATAATCATATAATTCATTATTTTTTATGCTGGAAGCTAAAATCATTCTAAACTGGTCACTAACGTCTGCAAATTGCTCTTGAGTTAAGAATTTGATACAATCATAGCCAGTTGTTAACTTTGGCAGAATTTCGTCACCTCTTTCTGACCTTTTAAAAATTATTGATTTTGCTATGTCTTTACCCTCAGTATATATTCTTCTTTCAAGCAAGTCATCTTTAATAAACTTCATCAAGTATTCAAGAAATACTTTATCATCAAAATAATCTTCTACTTTAAACTTAGCCAGCATGAAAAGAGTATTTAAAGAAGAGTTTACAACAAAAGTTCGAATATACATTTTAAGAGCCATTTCCGAAACAGCTTGTTGAAGCGGTGGTGTGTCGCTTGGTCCAGTTTCGCATTCTTTTGCTGTCGCTTCAGTATAAGACTTAATAGCCTCATCAATAAATTTATCTGGATTCAATAAGCTAGCTACTTTAACGCCTCCTTCGTAAACTCTAACTGGTATACCGCACTCGTCTTTAGCGTCGCGACTTGCAGGTGTCAAGTCTAAGTTTTCTAATTCAGTTTTTTTAAAAAACTTAGATAATGATATTTGCTTTCTCATTTTAAAAATTAAATCTCTTCTTATATCTTGATAAAGATTGTCCATTGCTTCTTTTTGCAATTCATCTTCTGATAAGTTTAAAGAGTTAGAAATAATTTTATCAAACATAATGAGCTGAGGTGCGAATTGGCCGTCAAATGAGCCAAGGTCTGTTCCCGTAGCTAGCATATCATTTTGTTTCGCGTAAATTTGAACTGATTCGTTGATGTATCTCGAATTTTCAAAAATAAATCTTTCACCTTTTTCTCTGATATCGATATAAAAACTATCAATTAAAGCGTCGACACTTAGAGTTTTATAAATTAATTTGTTATTACCCTTTCTCGGCACCTGTAAAATAACAGAAGATTCTTCAAGATTTATTCTTACTTCAAATCTAGATTTTAAAGCTTTTCTTAAGCTATTGGCAACAAACTTATCAGCCGATAAATTCTTTAGAATATTAGCGTCAACAGCTCCTTGGCCAACGGGCGCAGTAGACCAGAAAGATGAGAATAATTCGTCTTTAACTTTTTGTGTGCTAGGAGGACTTTCACCTTGATCAATATTAATCTTCTTGCCAAAAACATCTTTTCCTAGTTTTTCAGACTCAGAGGGGCCTTGATTTTTTGATATTTCTTCTGCTAGTTTTGTTTGTTTTTCTGCATCTAAATTATCAAGCTGATTTGGAGCAGCAGTTTCTTCGCCACTTTCATTTGTCTCTACTCCAAGCGGGATGGTTGCCTTTAAACATTGTAAAGCAAAAGTAGGAATTGATGCGATCCCATCCGATGAGCCATTCCCTGAGTTGCCAGAACTTTCTGCTTCAGATAAGGCTTTTAAAATGTCTGGCAAAGATTCAATTGCTTGGTCTAAATCAAATAATTTATTATCTTCTATTAGCGCCGGTACAAAGTATCCTGTGTCGGCATTAAAAACCATGGTGACAGAATCTGCGATGTCCTGCAGCATTCTTTTGAGCGCTGCCTGAAGACCGGGAAGCTTTTCTTTCATATCTGCAATGTCAGAACAAATTTCTGGTAGAGTAAAGTCTAAATTTGCTAGGCCTTGGACTGCATTAATCGTATCGTCTCTTTCTCGTTGCAACATTTCTTTGCATTGTTCTTCAGTTAGTCCTGCTTTCAAACAATCACTTAATTTTCTATTCTCAATTAAATCAGGAGGACAATACTTATCTCCAAACGTTGGTACAGGATTTGCAAATTTACCATCCCTTACATCTAGACAAATTTGAGGATCAGCATATTTTCCAAGAACCATTAAAAATTCTCTTAAATCATCTTCAGAAGGCAACATTGATGATATTGGCTCATATCTTTCTTCTAAAAATTCTCTTACAGTCACCATTAAAACAAAGCCACCTTCACCGTTAAAAAGTGAACAAAGCTGGGTTGGTGTAAACAGAAGAGACATTTCATCAACAACTTCCCAATAACTATACGTTGCGCCGGGTGCTGAGGAGCCATTTGGCGTTACATCAAACGGCAAATTCCAATCATTAAGCTCGCCTTGCAACTCTCTCAGTCTATCTTGCAATTCACCTAAGTCTGGAAGTTCAACGCTTGAGTTTGGACGTCCATTAAATATATCAGACGCTGTTAGATCACCAAATCCCTCGTTTCTACCTTTAGACTCTGCATCATCACACGCTTCATTAATAAATTGTGCTAATATCTTAATTGTGCCAGTGATAAGCTCTTCAAGCATTTGTTCTAGAGCAGTCTCCATCATCAGCTTAAGCAAGCCATCAGGATCTCCAGTCCTTCTTACTAAGCCTCTAAAGCTATCAATATTGACTTCTGGTGGTGTTGGAATTTCAGGTATATTTGCTGCATTAAACATGGCAGCAAATGAACCATCAAGGGCACCTTTAATTAATTGTTTTAAAACTTGTCTTGTTGGAGGTGGAACAAATTCTAATAACAGATCAATAAACTTCTCCATAACAATGCCACAATCAGGATCCTCGGTTAGAAGTTTAACCAACCGATCGCCATTAAACTCAGGATTTAGTGATACATTTGTTGGGAATCTACCAGTAGCTCTAAATTGCTGCCAAGCCTCTTCAACCGTTCTAGGAAATGGATAAACCTCTGTAATTGTTGATAGATAGCTATCTGGTGCAAATAAATTATTTTCTAAAAATTTTGTTCTTATTTCAGTTATCTCTGCGTTGTAACACTCAGTATATCTTCTTAATGAATCTCTCAGATTTGCTGCTAACTTTTCATCGGCTATTTTGTCAATGTAATCATCGCCAGGCCACATTGTTAAATCTTCAACTCCAGCATTCGCTAGATTTGTTATTAATTCATTTCTCAAATCATTACATTTTGCTTCAACTTTAACAACTAAATTTGCCATTTGTGTCGCTTGTTCTTCTTCAGTACCCTCGCTACCAGTATATTGATCTTTTCCCTCTCCGATGACAGGTTCTTCTTCGGCAGAAGACATACAATTAGCATACTTAATTTTTAATGCATCTTGATCTTGAATTAATTTTTGAATATCGCCAATTACTGCAGTGGAACCACCAACAACCACTTGCGCTTCTGACGCAGCAATTTTTCGTCCTATTTTTATTATTTCAGCATATATTCTGTCACAAGGCCCTGGTGCACCGAGGCGACAGTAAAATCCTGCTGGAGGTCGAGGACCTATGAAATTTAATTTATTTGCTTGTGAAGGATCTAGTAACTCATCTAATTTTTTAGCCTCAGCGCTATTAGCCAAACCATCAACAACAGATTTTGCAAATTTAAATTGTTTGTTTGTAACAGTTCCGACTGATACAACTTGATCAGAAGGATCATTGCCCAAAAACCAAACACTTTCATCAGTCGCTGCTATCTGTCCAGCTCCTATAAGCCAATTTTTAGTGGCTAACTCTGTCTTTGGGCCAAATATGCCATCAATTGGAAAATCTGTTTTAAACCAAGTCTCTCCTGGCTCGCCTGGCCAATATTGTTGAGCAGTGCCCTTTGCATACGAAGCTGGATTAAAATGAGAGGATGGATTTTCTGGGTCATCGTAGAGATAATATTTATTATCTCCCTCTTGTCTAATTCCTGCATAGGCTGATGGCGCATTTGCAACTGGAATTTCATCGCCAGCAGGAAAATCTGCGGAAGGAGGATTAATATTAAATGCATTTGTAGCAACAAGAAACTGTTGCCATTTTGTAACTTGATAATCTAATCCTGCTTTTTTATCGCGAGAGCCTTCTTTCAATAAAATTGCATCTGGATCGCCATTAGGTTGAGCATCCGCACTTGATGGGGTTTCTTCCCCTGTTGTTTCTGGATCTCCTTGGTCGTCAAGATATTTTCCATATACATTATCTAGAGCGGCTTTTGTGAGGCCTTCAAGCGGATAGCCATCAATACTTATGCCGCCGGCACCAGCTTCACCAATATCAATAGTATCAGATGTGGCAATTTCATTAAACTTTTTTGCTTGCTCCTCGGTTTCTGGTCCAAAAATCCCATCTACTGCTAGCGGCTCAGGATTATAAGCTGGTGTTAACAACCCTCCGTATTCAGGTATCCAAGCATTAAGACCCTGTTGTGCTTTTTTAACAACTTCAGGATCATTTTGAAAATCAAAATCAATTCCATAGTTTGATATCTTATCTTTAAAGACTCCTTTAAATATTTTTGGAATCATTGAAGTTCTTATGGCAACTATCTGCAGATGCGCTTCAACACCAGAAGATTCACTAGACTCGCCAGATTCATTAGGTTCATCAGGCTCACTAGGCTCATCAATAGTTTCACTTGAAGCGGCGTCAGAGGCGGGAACTTCTTGAGCACCTGTAATGGTGCCTGTTGTGCCATCATAGTTTCCTATGCCAGGTATTTCTTGTTCTGGTGTTTTTTCATATTCTAAGAATAAAGCCTCTGATAAAACTTTTGTTGTGCATTTAGTTTCTGCGGATGCAAGAATATCGCCGATAAACTGTATTGCTTTTTGTGTGTCTTTAAAAACATCTCCCAGGCCAATAGCAATCATAACATCTTCAACAGTTGGCAGTTGTTTCATTAAGCAATTCATGATTGCATCGGCTAGTGGCTTTACACCAATCTTATTTATGATCATATTATAGGCTTGTTCTAAACCTTGAATTCTCTTTGATATTTCTTCAATGTTTTGGACGTGAGCATCCATTGTTTCAAAAGTTGTCTTTTTAGTTTTAATGTGCACTTTGTTTTTGCCTGGATCAGCTCTAAGATCTTTTTCAATTTTGATCATTTCAGGTTCTGAATATGGTCCTTCCTTAAATTCAAATTCTTTAATTTTTGAGTCTTCCCTAGAGCTGGATGGCAATATGAAAGCATCCTTATAAACATATTCTATAACCCACTCTGTCCATGGCTTTCTTTTTGCAGGATCATCTTTAAATTCAGTAACGATACCTATTTTTTCGTTTTGTGAAACATTTGAAGACTCATCATCTCGTGCAGGCGAGTCTTCTGTCCTAGTTGCCTCACCACTGCCCTTTTCTGCTGCTATTTGACCAAAAACTGGATCAGCCCTAACATCAAAAGCATTATGTATAAAGAAGTTCATTCTCTGTAATTTTAAAGCACTTCTTTGTGAATGATATTTCAAGCCAATATTTAGTGGCTGGCCATTAAACAGAATGTAAACTAATTGATATTCGGTATTCCATCCAAACTCAATAACATCTTCTGGCTGTGGGTCTTTCGGGCTTGAAGTTGGGCTGGAGTCAGTACAAGGTTCGCCATTGTAATCATAATCATTAATTTTTAAAAATTCTTCAAAAGATGTTTTCCATAGATCTAATCTTTCAGATTCTTTTAATAAATCTAGCGGCCCACGTATTGGGCCAAATGGAAATGATGCAATTCTTCCTTCTGAATCTTGCTTTATAGCTGCGTCATAGTAAGCCATAATTTCTTTTAAGGCTTCTATATTTTCTTGCAAGTGACCAAATCTACAAGTCAATGTATTAGAAGGGACAAAATTATTAATTTTTATAAAATCAGGCACCGAAGCTTGGGGCAAGTATGCAGCATCCAAAAACATTTGCTGTGCCGCAGTAACTTGCTTCTTACTTCCAATCAAGCCATCTGTGTTCGTTGGCTGCTCTTCACCCTCTATCACTTTATCAAATTCAAAAGTTTCTAATCTTTTAGGAAACTGATCTAATGTTTTAATAGGTATTCTAACATAGATTAATATTCTTGCGCTAGCAGTTGCTGTGTCTAAATGCCATTCTGCTGGGAATCCTTTTTCACTTGGTATGGTAAAACCAGATGAGGCTAAAAGCACAGACATTTGAGCCGGCGTCATCGATGGCTCTTCTGTGTCCTTGTTTATTGGAATCTTAAAATCTTTATTGTAAAAATTAAAAATTTCATATATTCCTAAAGCAGCATATTCAGTTACAAAAACTTTTTCGCTTTTAGTTCCAAAATTAGCAAACTTAGTTCTTATTGTTAGTTCATATGACGATTCCTCTGGATTTTCTTGATCAACAATAAGATATGGAGTTCCAGGTTGTCTTTTTCTCCAATCAGTTGGAATATTAGACGCATAGCCGCCAGGCCTGACGTCTTCTGGCTGCTCGATAGACTTTGCATCAAACAAAACTCCTTCCACCAGAGGACGAAGTTCTGAAGTTTTCATAAATCCTTTTGAATTATCAAACTCTCCAGCCTTAACTTCTACCTCATGAAACTTGCCTCCTCGACCAACGTTTTGTTTTATAACCTTAACAACTGTTCCGTTAATTAAAGCTTTCCAAGGTTTTGATTTATTTGCAGCGACAGCAGGCTTGCTACGAAGTAAAGGAGGTTTCTTTGATTTTTTTAGTACGACGTGAGTTGCATCAAGCTCCTTTGGGTCAATTAACGGTACTGTTAACTTGGTGGCTTGATCGGATGGACCAGGATTTTCTGGCGGCTTCGGCAAACTACTTAAAAGCTCATTTTGATTTAAATTTTGTTGTATTTTTTGTTTTGCTTTGTTTACTTCTGCTTGAAAAACACTCAAACCACTATCTGTAACGCCATAATCTTCAAGCTCTTTTGAGGTTGGTGGTGTTAATTCTTCCTCATCTTCCACTATATTTTCTATTCCCTCAATAGGGCCAGCAGTTTCTGGGGCATCAACAGGTGCACTGTCTCCGAACATCAAACCAACTAAATTGCTTGTGTTGCAACCTGGCTGGCTATTGTATACATTAGTAAGAAAATTTAAGTAAGTGTCTGCTTGTACTTTGGCTTTAAATTTTAGTTTTCTTTGCCCACCGGAACCAAAAGTATTTAAAGTCGTTGATAAATTCTTAAATAAATTATCAAAAGAGTAGTCACCCTCGCCATCTACTAAGTTAGCCAAAGCTTTTGAAAGTAATTTTGCACACTCTCCATTTATAAATGCAGGATTGACTTGCTTGTTTTGAGGTGCTAGTTTTGAAAGCTTCTCTTCAAAAACTTCCAGAGCTGCTTTATTCCGCATTAGCGCGGTTGCTTCTTCTATTGTTGCCCCTTCATAGGGGCCTAGCATTATGGTAAAATTGTCTGCCATTCAGTTACTCGTTTAGT